AATCAGACTATGGTCAGATTGTTCTTCATACATTTAGATTTGATGGACTTCTTGGAACAGCATATGAAAATGCTCCAACTTTAACTGAAAGAAAAGAAATATACAATATTGGTACACCTACTGCTCTTCCTAGCTTTACAGTAATGGGTAATGCTTTCAATGTTGAATCCCAAGTTGATATAACTCCTAACTTCTGTATAGCAAGAAATGATGCAGGTGTTACTTTTGCAAATATAGGAGATGAATTCCCTATATTAGGATTAGCAATAAGAGCAGGGGAACCATATCAGAGAGCAGACATTCAACTCAACAATATTCATATAATGGATACTGCAAATTTAAATAAAGATAATAATCTTGCAGCAATCTCTTGGAGATTGGTTTTAAATCCATCAATTCAGGGAACATTACCAACTCCAACTAACATAGGAAAAGCTTCCAGACAATGGGCATATACAACAGCAAATTCTGTATCTGGTGGACAGGATTTATTAGGTGGTTATATTGTATCTAGATCAACAGAGGATTTAAACACTCAACTAAACTTCCTTAATATGGGATCAAATATTGATAATACAGATTCAGATAAAATAGTTTTAGTTGTAAAAAGACTTACTAATAGTACAGCAGATCCAAATATAGTTGCTACAATGAACTTTGGAGAAGCACTCTAATTGATTAAATAATATATCTATGGCAAACTATACACCAAATCGTAAGTACACAAAGAAGAATATGTCAAATACAACTAAATCTGCATACTTCAAGGAAGAACCTAAAGTAGAAAAAGTTAAGCCAAAAGTTACAAAACTTACTTCCAAGACTGTTAAAGTTGAAGAGAAGAAATCTTTGGTAGATAAGGCTGTATCTTGGATTAAAGGACTCGTTAAGTAAGTAGTGTATTATAAGGCCTATAACGGCCTTCTCCTTAGTTTAATAGCCTTATACAGTAAACTTGTTATTCTTAGTTTTTAGAGCTAAATAATATAGATTAATATATGGCTGATCCGCAAGTAACAACATTCAATGGTGATAACACACAGGTTGCTCTTCAAGAACAAAAAGTTATTAATGATGCATATGCTGATCAATTAGCAAATGCTGAAATAACTAAACTATTAAATAAAAACGCGCCAACCTCAAGCACTCCTTCAGCAGGTAGTAAAAGCCAGCCAGCCTATGCTACACCGGCTCCTTCAGGTAGTCGTTCTTACGGTACTGCCTCTACTCAAAGAACTATTGACGTATTAAGAAAAATACCTAGTAAAAAGAGTTTAGCGGATAAGATGGAATCACTATTCCTTGGTACAGGTTCAAATTCTCTATCCGGTAATTTAAATCAGTACGAAACAAATGTAGCACATACTATATTTGCGCAAGAAAAAATGTTTGCTGAAACAACAAGTTCAGTTGTCTCAGCAGTTAACACGAGTATTCAATCAGGTGTTAACACTATTGTATCTACATTAGAAAATACATCAAAAGAAATACACGAAACATTAAAACCTGTATCAAAAGCCGTCGGAGGCACTTTTAGTACATTAAATCAAATGCTTAGTAGCCCGACAGGTATTCCAGAATTTTTAGGACGTCAAGTCGGTCATCTTATTAAAGCAGTAAATCCGGAATTTTATGATAGAATGAATGCTACTTTTAAGAGTAATAAAGTACAAAATATAAAAAATATACCCGGACAAGTGGTAGGTAGTATTCGTAGTATTGTAAATATGTTTGATGCTGTTCTTTCTTTACCTGCTGCTTTAATATCAGATATATATAATGGTTTACAAGATATAATGAGGGAAATTAGCTCTGCTATTGATCAGGTAGAAGCAGCAGTACAGAAATTTATTTTTGGTAAAGACGGCTTACTTGATAGTATTGTTAGTTTTGAAGATTTTGGAGAATTTTTAGGAACTATACAAGAATTAGCAGGGTATGCTGTGGGTATTAGTCAAACCTTTGCCGGGGCTACTTCTATTGCTAATATAGCTTTACAAACCACTAGCTATATAAATCAGTTTGTAAGTTTTGTAAATAACCCTCTTAATTTAGCTTTTGCTTACGCACCTCCCGTTGTCAGTCAAGGTTTGTACGCTCTTCGAAACCCTCAAGCTATTTTCAATCAGCTTCTCCCCCCTCAACTATCTCAAGGCTTTGCTCAAATATCTAAAATGACAGGTCTTGGTTTTAACGGTAATATGGGGTACGGGTTAGCAGGAGTATTACAAGGCTTACAAGGCGGTATGGTGAGTAGTATTTTAAAAAATTATTCAAGACAATACCCTATACTTGCCCCTTTATTAACCCTGGCACCTGGAGTAAGTACAGTAACATATAATCAGTCTTATAAACCTTTATATACACCATCCCCAATTAACCCTGCAATTAAAATAACCCAAAAAGGTATGCCAATAAATATACTCTCAGCCCCACCAATAAAAACAAAATAATATGCAAAAATATTACGGAAATTACTTAGGTTTATGTATCAGTAATGCTGACCCTGAATATAGAGGAAGGGTACAAATTTTCATTCCTCACATCATGCCAGCTCTATATGAAGGCTGGAATCAAGATGGAAAAGATATCTCTATACAAGGTGTAGGAGATAATGTTGTTAATGGTTTAAACTCTGATGTTATTGCTAGGCTTAGTAAGATTCTACCTTGGGCAGAAGCTGCTTCCCCTATTATGGGAGGCTCCTCCTCTGGCACTCTTTCCCAGTTAGGTCAAGCGTTTGTACAAACTGCTGCAGCAGGATTTACTGGAGGTGTAAGTACGGCAGTACAAGCTGTAAAAAACTATTTTAATCAATCACCAGTTCAATCTCCTACAACCGGAGGAACTGGAGGAAACTGGGGAGGTTCATTACCTAAATTAGAAAGTATTTTACCACAGAATCAAACTTTTAAACCATCAAACGATAAAAGAGAAGAACGACTTACAAAGGATGGAAATGTGTCTGACCACTATTTAGGAAATCCTAACGCGTATGCTGTAGATTTAGGAGTAAATTCAACGTTTAATGGAAATACCCAACTTGCAACACAAACTGCAATAGAGACAGTAAATAACATTAAAAAATCTATAGGAGAACCACCTATAACATCTTGGAGTCAGGTAACTAATGGTTATTATTCTACACCTAAAGGCAAGCCGACTCCAGACGGTTTTAGAATTCAGGTAATATGGCAATCCCAGGTAGGAGGTAATCATAATGATCATGTTCATGTAGGTGTTATGGTTGATAATACAGGAAAATCTAAAACAGCAACTGCTCCAACAGCACGTGCTGAAACCATGGGTCATCAAGACCCTCAAGTCCCTAACCCTCTAGATGGTCAAACAAAAACTGCTGCCGGCCAGCCTAACCCTACTGTTGGTTATGAAGTAATTAATGATGGAAAATTTAATACACAATTAAAACAGTTTCAAAATTTTTACAATCAAAATTATTCAGTTTTTGATACTATATCTCAACAAGCAAAAACTAAAACCGGATATGATATCCCTCCTTCGTTATTAGCCTCTATATATGCAAGAGAATCCTCAGCTTATGAATATCCTGAAGTAGGTGTCTCTACTGATAAATGGTACAGAAATTTTGCAGAGGGTAATGAATACTCTGAAGGCCCAGTGAATACGAATCAATTTATATCAGATGCAGTTGATAGTATAGTAAAAGAAAAGGGTCATTTTAAAGGTGTTGACCCTAATGATTTTCAATCTCAATTAAATGCCGCAGAAGCTTGGAATGGTCCCGGGTATCGAAACAAACCTGGTGGTAACCCTTATTTATACAATGGAACAACCGGTTATACTATTGGTCAATATCCTCAAGATCCCAAAACTGGAAAGGATCTGCCTTATGACCCTACTAGACCAGATAAAAACCCAGGTGTCGCTTTAATGCTCAATAGTTTAAATGGAATGCCTATACCTTCTGCAAGCAATAGCCATCAACTTATATCAGATAGTCATGGGGCAACATCAACTTACAATCACAACAATACAACAAAAGGTATGTTTAGTTACCCTTCACCTGGTGCCATGCTTTGGTTATTCTTTCAAGAAGGTAATCCTTTATTCCCTGTTTATTTTGCTGCTAATTATGGTAAGTCAGAGTGGCAGAGTGTTTATAAAAATTCTTCACCAGGCTCCGGCTACGCCCACACACCAACAAAAAATAACCCTGTACAGTCTGAAGGTGTAGTTTATAATACAGGTGTTGGAGGGTTTAGAAGCGAGAACACAACCCATCTTACTGATCCTACACAAGATCAAAAAAGTTTTATGGTGTATGGTAATGATGGTTCAAATATGTTTTTTAATGACGGTTATCATCAAATTTTTTCAAAGTACGATAGAAGAGATCAAGTAGAAGGAGACAGATTTCATTCTACTTTAGGTTATAAAGAAGAATTAGTACAAGGTAGTAATAGCCATACAACAATGGGTGATATAGTAATAAGATGTGGTAATACTACCCAGGCAGCAGTTGATGCTTTTAATAAGATACAAGAAATACAGCATAAGGTACATGCCCCGCTAACACAAACAAAAAAGTAGCTAGAAACTTATAAAAACATTAATTAAATTATACTATGGCCGATCAACCAGCACAGAGAAAAGTAGACTGTCCTATATGTACAGGAACAGTTACTCCTAATCAAAACGGAAAAGTTTTTTCGTATATTACAGGGTTCTGTCAAAGACATAATATAGTAATCCCGACCGCTTTATTAAACTACTTTAAAGAGCGTTTACAGATACCGAAATCTGATATTTTAGAAGGTAAGTGTGAAGCCTGTAATAATACAGGAACAATAAAAGACCCTACTGATGATTCAGCAAAGTACGAACAAGTAAAATCATTAGTACAACAAAATATTAAAGAAGTAACAGATCTTGAAGCTCTATTATCCCCTCCTGGTGGTAATTTTTCTGCTACCTTTCAAGGTGATGGTTCAGTTCAATTCGGCTTAGGTATGAATACTGTTCCCTCTTATCGACAAGACCCTGACGGTCTTCGACTTAAGCAAATGGTTATAAAACCTAAGGGTACAATTCCTGCAGGTGGTAAAGCGGTTCAAACAATAGGTACTAACCCGACATCCTCTCCAGGTGGTACCTTCACTATAGCGTGCGGTAATAGTTTTAGAGTTGTAACAGGTTCAATAGGTATTGAAATGAATACAGGAGGACCGGTTACCATTAGCGGGGGTATAATGAGTTTTACAGGTGCTGAAGTTACTATAGGTAGTTCATCTAAAACAGCTATAGGAGGAGATGTTGTTAGTATAGATGGTAAGAGTATAGAATGTTCACCTACTGATGGAGCTTTTATAGTGAAGGGTCATATTGATAGTACTGGCGATATTAAGAGTGGAGGTAATATTCACGGGGAAAGCGGCACGTTTGTGGACCTCACCTGTGTAGGTGCAAACGAGACATCTAAAATAGGTTCACCTAATGACTTAATTACAGGAGGACCAAAGTGGGGAGGCCCTGTAGAAGATGCTTCATTATGGGCTATTAAAGATCTTGCTTTTGCTGCTAAAAAGAATATGTCAGATTGGAGATTTGCTCAACAGCTTGTTGCTCCTGCTGGAATTAGTGCTCTCTCCGATAAAATAGCAAATTTAGTTTATAGTTTGTTAACTACAGAATTAGTACCCAGTGGTTATGTTGAAATAGCTTCTATACCCGGTTTAGAATTAGCAGAGGCACTTCTCTTTCCTGTATACTTGTACCCTCATCATCACGGTTTACCTAACTTACGATTAACAGTTGATACCCACGTTGTAGCTGCTAACAAAAAAGATAAAGCAGAAGATGTACGTAGTAGTGCTGTTGCTAGTAATAACTCCGGAGGTGCACCTTCTACAAGACAGCATACAACAGCTTTAGATGCCGCCCTTAGTATATTCGGTACTTCTACTGCCGCAATTGGTACATCTTTAGAAACTCTAGCGAAAGGTCTCTTTAGGCCATCAGGTAGTGATGTAGCTTAATTATGTATATTGATAAAGTGTGTTAATAGTTTTTGTGCTATTACTTTTGTATTTGCTTTAGAGATATATTCAACGGGTATACTGTTAACAATCTCGTGAAACTCGATATACTTTTTTACTTTGTCATGATTTACGTTAAATTGTTCCCCGTCATGAGTAGCAAAAGCGTTACCTAAATGCTCACAATTTGTTTCTAAATGCTCTAAATGTTGTTCGTTTACAATTTCTTGTTGTTCTCTTATTTCAGATAACGCTTTAATACAAGCATGTGGACAAAAGTCTTCTGGAGTCTCTAAATCATGTATAGTGGGAAATACATGACCTTCATCAAAGTATTGATTTTTTAAACTATTATAAGGATGAGGATCACCTGTTAATGAAGGTAGAAGTGTGCTAGTTATATTATTAAGTTTATTCAGTAAATCTTCAGATTGTGATTGTAAATTTGTTTCATCCATAATATAACTTATTATAGACTACCTAACAATACAATCTACTTTTTATATATTTCTAACTTCTCTACAATGAACTTTAGAATGCCAGAACGCATGATGTCTTCTTTTCCAAGTTCAACACAGTAAATGCCTTGAGCTCTAGATTCTTCATTATTAAAGATATCAAACATTGGCTTAAAGCCGGACTTACCTTTTTCTTTAATATCCGTCTGCATTGGATCACCACAAAATACAAATTTACTGAAGTTACCAATACGTGTAATAATTGTTTGAATTTCTGAAAACTCAGCATTTTGCATCTCGTCAGCTATAATAAAGTTAACATTAAAAGAAGCACCACGAAGAAAGTTAATAGGTATAGGCTTTACTCTTTCCTCTTGTACAAGCTTATTGATGTCCTGCTGTTTAATAAGTTCTTCCATCTTATCTACTAAAGGCATAGCAAATGGTTTCATCTTATCACCTGCTTCCCCAGGAAGAAAGCCTAATGATTTAGAAGCACTTTCAATAACTGAACGAATATAAATGATTTCACTTATCTTTCTTTCACTTAAAAGCTTGAGTGCACAATAGGTAGCCAGTATACTTTTTGACGTACCTGCTGGACCACTTATAAAAACAATCTTAGTATTTTTATCGTTAATGAGATTAATAATATCTCTTTGTTTATCTGTCCAAGGAAGATCTCGAACTATTAAATCGAATCCTATTTTATCTCTTTGAAAGACGTATGGGGAGTTATCCTTGATTTCCATTTTCTTGGTAATCGAAGGCTTGACGGGTGCAGCTTTCGCTGTACGCTTTTTATGGCTCATCTATTAATATTTAATCAAAACTATTGCATAGATTTGTATTATTGTTTATATATAATTGTAACATGACAGCCTTTGAACTTAACGAAGAGTTAAAAGAGAGATGTGTCTTGTTAGGCGCTAAAAAAACTATTACAACACATTTTAAAGAAGGTGTACCTCTATTACCAGAACCTTTCTGGGAAACAATTGTTATAATACCTTTAAGCCTACATAAAAATTATATTAAAGTAATTTACTCCCTAATTAATGAGTATATGCAGATATTTGAAAAGAATAATTTCTTTTGTGCAAAACCGGTATTAGAATTTAGCTATGGAGAACCAAGAATAATATACGCAATATTTCCTGAAAAACTTTCTTTCACAAAAAAGTTGATAAAGGACGTATAAATAGATAAAAATTATACCCATGAAACTTAAAAAGAACGAAATAGAATCCTTAATAGAGCACGCCTTAGATGATATTATATCTCAAGTTTTTGAAAACCAGTTCGCAAGTCTTAGTGACTTAGAGTATGCTATAGATTATCTTAAAGAAAAGATAAACGACTTAGAGGCTGAAGACTTTGAAGACTCTATTACAGAAGAGTAATTTATTTTAAACCTTGTAAGTACTTCGAAGTATTAGGTGCCCCTGTTGTAGGAGCAGCTTCTGGAGCTGGTGTAGGTGCTGGAGGAACTGCTCCAGGCATTTCAGATGGAGTTTCACCAACTGCCTCCGGTGCTGTCTCTCCTGGTACTTCTTCTTCAGTACCTCCACTCTTTTCTTTTTCAATATAATCTCCGATTTCACTTATTGAAGAATCTTCAAATGTATTATCAATAACGTGAGGTTCTTTTTCCTTATCTAACAAATCATAAATACGAACCTGCATACCGGTTAAATTCTTTTCAGTATTATCAAATACGAAACTTATCTTGTAGGCAACGTTATGATCGTTATCATAGTCGTTATAAATGTAATACCCCTTATTAACAATATCTTCTGCAGTTTCTCTTAAATCTCCCATTGCATTAGGGGGTAATAAATCTCTACTAACAAACTGTTGTAACATAATTACGACGTAATCGTAGAAAGATGGATCATTACGATCTTCAACGTTAAACTCGGTTAAAAACATTTCCAATAAACTATCAAACTTTTTCATATTTTATGTAGAAATATTTAAGCTATTTCACTTAATTAAACACGGATGATTAATATACTTCAAAAGATATCTTACTATTTTTGGTTATGCTATTATTTAATATTAGCCCTACCTACTCTTTTACCTCTTTTAATATTAAAAGAAATTATTTATATAAAACTTTTTATACTTAGTTTTTTCGATGAAGATTAAATACAAGACTCTACAAGATTTGCTTCAGCTTCTCTTCTTTCAAGCAAACCGTCTAGCCCTTTGCCTTTCCAGATTCTTTTCATTTTTCTAAGTTCTCCGGCTATCCCTTTATAATCTTTTTTAGGTATAAGATCTCTTATATTACGCATCTCCAGTCTGCTATCACCTACTAGTGACGAGCCTCTATTGAATACGAGTGATACTATAGCACCATAGGCATTGTCACATAATTGATCTAAACCCGGAAATGCCTTTTCAGCTAGCTTTGCAAACTTAGGCCAGGTTAAAGAATCAAATATTTCAAGAGCTTGATCCCAAGATACGACTATACCATCACCTTTATGTTTATTTGTATAGTCTTTACCTGCTTGTCCTGTTTTATTAGAAGCTCCTTTTACTATTTCTAATTGATTCTTTGGTAAAAAATTAAAAAGCTTTTCTAATTCTGTAGGAGAATAATATCCACAATCTACTCCAATGCCAAGGGTCATACCACTTGCACCCCCCGGCCAAGTAGGCTTAGACAAATACTTGTCATAGTAAGATTTACCGCCCCCTACTTCATATTCTAAAATTAATGCTAAAGCTTTTGGTGATGGATTTTTCATACCTCTACCTCTGATATATTATAATCATTTTCTTTTGCGTTATTAGTTAATATCTGTTCATTAATATTTACATCTTTTAGATCAACCTCTCCATTTAATCCGGCACTTGATTGACTATTATATCTTAAATCAACAAGACCTTGAGCACCAAGATAGGTAGCAACAATAACAGCAAATATCTCCATCATCTTAGCAAATATAGTTGTATATGCAGTAACTAATTCAGGTGTTCTTGGTATAAAAAATAAAATACCAACACTAATAAAATAAATTGTTACAAGAGCAATAGCAGCACTAAAGATAATAAAAAACTTTTTAGATGAAAAATGATTTGTATCTTCTAATTGCTGTTCTAAACGAGGAGGGGTATTAGGAGGTGCTTTATCGCTTGTAAGAAAAGCTTCTGCTGATTGAATTACACTAATAACACTCTGCCACATATCATTAGATTATAAAAGGAGCTGCAATTTTACCGTAAGCAATTGCTACTCTTAAACCGATGTAACCTACAATAAGAACTAGTAAACCAAGAATTACAAAATTCCTATACCAAATAGCTGCATCTTTCTTTTGAATAGTTAATTGAGCTTTATTGTAATCGTCAATGAGCTTTAATTGATTTTGCTCGTTTATTTGACGCTGTTTGTCAATATCAAGAACAACCTTCTTCTGTATTGCAAGCTCTTCTGTTACTTGTTGTGCTATTTCTTTATTCTTTAATAATTCTTTATATTCATCAGACCCAATAACAATTACTTTTGTATTCTTTAACTCTTCAGGGACAACTAAGATTCTTGCACCTACTGAATTTGTTGTTGTAGTTGTTTCATACAACGGTTTAATAGAAATTCTCTTTAATGGAGGTCCAACTAACTTAGTAGTTTCATTTGAGTAGAACCAAGCTAAATCAATACGAGCTTCCTTTAAGGAGTCATTTACTCCATAAACAGCCTGCTTTAAAGGCTCTGATTGTTTTTCAATATACTTGGTAGAAGTACAAGAACAAAATAAAGATAGTGCTGCTACTAATAGTATATTCTTTTTCATATTAAATTAATTAAACAAAAAACTAATCTTTTTAACAGCGATTGCAGCTACGTAACCGGAGAGCAAAATAGACTCATTTTTTAATTCTGCGTAGATATTATCTGGTAAAAAACCGTCTTTCTTAATTAAATCTACTCCTAGTATACCAATAAACCCGCCTTCCAAACATTTAATAGGAAATATATAGATAGTATTAGCTCCTCTATTTTGCCAAAAAGAACGAAGGGCATGATCTTCTTCTGTAAAAATATCTGATACAACACTTTCAGCACCACTATTTAATTTTTGTAAAGCTGCACTAAAGAACGATACAGGTAAGTTTTGCATCTTCATTATATCTGTAGCAACACCCGGTGCTGAGGATTCAAAGGTAACAGACATCTTCTTCATTGACTTATTACCTGGATAAAAACTACCACCGTTATGAAATTGGGCAACCCAGATTCTATCTAAATTAAAACGATTTTGAAGCTTATTTAAAGAATCATTAATAAGTTCTTGGGTTTCAATGACAGATTCGAAATCAGTCTTACGCCTTTCCAGTACCCGAGACTTTAAACGAAGCTTATGTTTTATGTATGTTAACCCTATAGGTCCTGCAATGCCTGTTAAAAAAGCTGCTACAATAGGGTAGAGTGTTGTTAAATTACTCATGATTAGCTGATATTATTTATGCATAATCTAGATAAATATAGTTAATGTCAAGTCGCCTTCACAATAAATTTCATCGACACAATCATCATACTAACTCTACAGGAGATGCTAGATATCCAGATGCATCTTACGATCCTATAGCTTCTTATGATTCACCCTTTCAAGGAGATTTTGTTCTTAATGGTAATCTTTCCATTAGTACTACATTTACAACAACAAGTGCACTCAGTGGGTTTAAGACAAGTTCGGTATTACCTATCTACACTAATGTAGGTACTCTTATAGGTTATATACCTATCATTAGTTTACCAGGGTTATAATTTATTAGGTATATTTCTAATACCTTGAGTATAGAAGAATTAAGGTTTAAATATATTATAATAAATGGCTACAGTACTCAATCATTATGTAAGAGTAAGTCAGCAGGTAACAACTGAACCTGCTGTTGTTTACTCTACACCGTATGAGACAACGGGTATCATTATTATAGCTTATGCTACGAATTTAACCAGTAGCCCGCAAACTATTTCTGCGTATATATCTTCCTTTAACCCATTAGGTAATGGCAGTGAAGATACAATTACTACCTTAGTAAGTGATTTTGTATTACCACCTAATGATACAACAAATTTAATTAAAGAGAAATTAGCTCTATCAGATGTCGATCAGTTTATTATTTCTTCAGAAAATCCTGAAGCAGTAAATATAACTCTTTCTATTCTTGAAACTTATAACGCTACCCAGCGTAAGCCTACTCCAACACCTGCGGTTTCTAATCCTCCAACACCGTCTGTTACCCCTAGCATTACACCGACTCCAGATGTTACACCTTCCTATACCCCGACACCGACTGTTACACCTTCCTATACCCCGACACCGACTGTTACACCAACAATTCCTCCGACACCTAGTATAACCCCGACATATACCCCGACACCTAGTATAACACCTACTATTCTTCCAACACCAACGGTAACACCATCAATTACTAGAACACCCACTACTACCCCGACTAATACCCCGACTAATACTAAGACACCAACTACAACACCAACCAATACTCATACCCCTAAGGTTACCCCTTTTAATACTGTAACACCAACTGTAACACCAACTGTAACACCAACATCCAGTATAACACCAACCACAACGCCGTCAAATACCTGTACACCCACTATTACACCAACTGCAACAGTTACACCTACTGTAACTCGAACAAATACCGCTACACCTACTCAAACAATAACTCGTACACCTACCTCGACTACTACTCCGACTAAAACATCTACAACTACCCCAACACCTACCCCTTCGATAACTGCTAATGCTACAGCTACCCCTACACCAACAACTACTATCACGGCTACAACTACTCACACTGTAACACCATCGATAACACCTACAAATACTGTAACATCAACCCCGAGTGTTACCCCTACTAAAACACCGACTGCAACTGGTACACCAACAACTACACCTAGCGTAACACCAACTAACACTAAGACCCCTACCCACACACCAACTAATACTAAAACTTCTCCTAATACCCCGACCCCGACCCAGACAGTTACCCCAACGGTTACCCCAACGGTTACCCCAACGGTTACTAAAACACCTACCCGTACAAGCACTCCAACAGTTACTCCAACAAATACTAAAACACCAACAGTTACTCCAACAAATACTAAAACACCAACTTATACAGCAACTCCGACTGTTACTAAAACACCAACACAAACACCTACCACAACATCTAAAGTCACCAATACCCCTACACCTACAGTTACACAAACACCAACGAATACTTCGACACCGACGGGGACATCACCGGTTACACAAACTCCTACCCCTCCGGTTACCCCTCCGGTTACCCCAACCGTTACCCCTACAAGAACTCACACACCTACCCCTACAAATACACCAGATCCTACAAATACCCCGACTCCGTCTGTAACACCAACGAATACCCGTACCCCTACCCACACACCTTCTGCTACACCAACTATAACAGGTACACCTGATATAACACCTTCCTTTACACCAACATGTTCAACTACCCCTAAGGTAACAAATACTGTAACACCAACAAATACTGTAACCCGCACTGTTACGCCAACAAATACTGTTACACCGACTAACACATCTACAATTACACCGACTCCTTCTGTTACACCTTCTGTTACCCCTACTGTTCCTCCGACACCAACAACTACACCAACACATACACCAACACCTACGGTTACTCATACACCGACAACTACTGTTACACCAACTAAAATTGACGATACCGCTTTATTTACTGAAGACAATCTCAATGAAATAAGAACAGAAGATAATATACCTATTATCGAAGAAAGGGAGACTCAACTATCTACAGATGGAGGAGATGATATTCTCACCGATGGAAGCTTAAAAATATACACATAACAATCTAAAAGAGGTATAAATATAATACAATATGGCAGGAATTAAAATAGCAGATCTACCAGGTGTAACTAGCTCTTTAGCAGCTGATGACCGTATACCAATATCAAGAGGTGGTGTGACATACCAGATGGTTGGAGAGTTGTTTATACCAACAGGTACTATTATAGCCTTTGCATCAGATTCGGTTACCCCGCCAGGGGGTTGGCTTTACTGTGATGGTGCTCCATATAGTACAACAGCGTTTAGTCGTTTAAACGGTGTTATTGGTACAAAATTTAATGTAACTAATCCCGGAACAGGACTCTTTAGAGTACCGGATTTAAGAGGTCGGTTTATACGAGGTTATGCGACGGTGGCAGCTGGAGGAATTGCTACTGCTGCTTTTGGAGCTCAACAAGATGATGCATTTCAAGGTCATTACCACTCGGCCTCAACCACCGGATACACGGCAAACGGTGAAGGAGGAACGGGAACGGGGTCAGCAAACAGCCGTTTATCTGGCGGCTTAGCTCCAAATACTACTGTTACTTCGCCTACCACGGATGGAACAAACGGAACCCCTCGAACAGCGTCAGAAACACGACCTAGAAATATAGCTGTATATTATTATATAAAGTATTAAATAAAAATATGAATGTATATAGCTACGATCCAGATACTAAGATTTTTACAGGTATTACTAAAGCTAATGAATCCCCTCTAGAACCAGGTGTTTATGCTATTCCGTTGTGGGCAACAGATGTAGCGCCCCCGGAAGTACCTGTAGGTAGTTTTGTTTGGTGGAATGAAACAAGTTGGATTATTGAAGCAATTCCTCCAACTCCAACCCCGACTCCAACCCCGACTCCAACCCCTTTACCTCTTCCAATTACTTGGAATGATATTAGAGCTCAAAGAAACAACCTTCTCTTTTTATCTGATTGGACACAATTTACAGACGTTAATTTAGCAAATAAACAGGAATGGGCTACCTATCGTCAGTCACTTCGAGATATTCCACAAAATGTTGGAGCACCGGAAGACGTTGTATGGCCTCAGGAGCCTGTATAAGTATATAAAATAATATGGGTATTAGAATATCAGAATTACCAGCACCTGCTACAACATCACTTCAATCAAGTGATTTAATACCTATTGTTCGTAGCGGTACTACATATAAATTACTAGGTTCCGGGGTAGCAGTACCAGTAGGTACAGTAATAACTTTTGCCGGAACCGGTGTACCAGACGGTGGATGGATACTTTGTAATGGTGCTGAGTTAAACGCTACAACTAGTCCAGAATACACTAACTTATATAATGCTATCGTTACAACATACGGAGGCACCGGCTCTTCTAAATTTAACGTACCGGATCTTCAAGGTATTTTTATTCGCGGATCCGGTACAAGTAACACATATAAAAACGCTGCCGGTTCTTTTTTAGCCGGTGGAAACTTAGCTTCTACTTCTGTTGATGCTTATCGAAATCATGGTCATGCTCATAATATTGGCGTTAGTATTAACTCCGCAAACACTACCGCCAATACCTTTAGCTCCAAAACCTTTGCAGGACAAGGCAGTAATTACGCACCAGCTGAAGTTAATAAAGGTACTGGTACTGTTGCTGTAGGTGCATCGATCACTGGAAGTATTTCAGATAGTACAACAGGTGGTACAGAAACAAAGCCTGCTAGCATTTCATTAAAATTTTACATAAAATACTAACATGACCGGATACTGCTACGATAAAGATACAGGTATATATCTCTGGGAAACTGATACTATTCAGGAATTACCTACTAATTCAGGTACCTATTTACTTCCAACGAACGTAACATTAGTTCCTCCTCCAGAAATACCTGCGGGTAGTTTTGCACGGTGGAACGGTAGTGGTTGGGGTATTGAAACTCTTCCTCCAACTCCTTCTTCAACCCCGGTTCCTTTACCGACCCCAACTCCAACACCTTTACCAGTACCTGTCCCGGAAACTATTACCTGGGAAACAGTTAGGACCGATAGAGATAACCGTCTAGGTCTTTCTGATTGGACACAATTACCGGATAGTAATGTAAATAAAGAGGTTTGGGCTACTTACCGTCAGGCACTTAGAGATGTACCTCAGAATAATAGTGACCCAGAAAATATAAACTGGCCTACAAAACCTCAATAAATACATTGATTATCTATAAGAGTGTAATATAATCTCTTATATGTCAAAAGCCGTTGTTGTATTTTCTGGTGGTTTAGATTCTACTGTTCTTCTTGAACATTGTATTAAAAATCATGATGAAGTTTATGCTTTAACGTTTGATTATAATCAGCGTCATAAGAAAGAGATTAATGTTGCTGAAGCTTATATATACAATCATTATAGTTATCATCACTCTAAAGTAAAAGAGCATAGAGTTATTGATTTAAGCTTCTTTAGAAATCTAGCACCTACTTCTGCTCTTACATCAAACGATATTGATGTACCGAAGATGAAAGATGTAATTGGAGAAGCACAAACTTCTGCTTACGTTGCTAATAGAAATATGATGTTCCTATCTATTGCTTGTTCTTATGCTGAAGCAGTAAATGCTACTGAAGTTTATTACGGAGCAGTAGCTGTTGATAATCTTAGCGGTTTTTGGGATTGTACAAGTCCGTTTATAGAAGGTATTAATAACGTATTAGCTCTTAATCGATTAAATCGAATTCAAATACAAGCTCCTTTACTTTTTAAAACTAAAAAAGAGATTGTAGAAATGGGTATAGAATTAGGTGTTCAATTTGAAAAAACTTGGTCCTGTTATAATGGTAGAGAAGTAAGTTGTGGGGAATGCCCGGCATGTTCAAGTCGTATAGCGGGTTTTAAAAAGTCAAAATATATAGATCCTCTACCTTATACAAAAGATATAGATTGGAAAGATTGTAAAAGTTTGTAATACCTACATAGGCTTTAAAAGCCGCCGAAGTAAATGCTTAAATATACACGTATATGTCTATTACGTATTTAAACTCTTCGATGATACTAGTTCCGGCGAGTATTTCGCCGTTGAGTGCTGCCCACCTTTCATCCGTAGATATTTCATTTCCTCGAACCGGAGGTAGTATATTTAATAATACAGAGATATTCGGAGATTTAGTTATCACAGGGGAACTTTCTGCAGTAAGACATAATTACCAAAAAATAGATTATTGCTTTTATGTAGGACAATACGGGGTTGATACAGACGATCTTCATGAAAAAGAGCTTGGTAGAGGTAGAAACGAACAATTTCCTTTTGCCTCAATTAAATTTGCTGCTACTAAGGTAGCAGAATTAAGATTACAAGGAGACACTAACCCGTATACAATTTTTGTTAAGAGTGGGAGATATGTAGAAAATAACCCTATATATCTTCCCCCGGCAACAAGTATAATCGGGGACAATTTAAGAAGAATTAGTATTGAACCTGCTAACCCGTTTCTTGATATTATTTGGGTAAATAGTGCTTGTTATGTATGGGGTGTAACATTTAGAGGTCATAAGACTCCTTCTGCAGCTGTAGCCTTTCCTCTTTGGTATAGTACAGCTACGGCAACAAATAGTAGCCTGAATCCCGATGCATTTAAAATTGCTTATAATACACCTACCTCTCTTGTAACCCCACCTTCGGCAAGACCTTTTATAGCTGTCAGTCCTTATATACAAGGTTGTACATCTTATGCTACTTCAACAAATGCCCCTAATGATGGTGGTGATGCCGGATGTGGTATGAGAATTGACGGTAGTTTAGTAGACGGTAATATAAGAAGTATGGTACTTGATTCTTACACTCAAGTAAATCAAGGCGGTAGAGGTATTCATATTATTAATCATGGTTATGCCCAACTTGTTAGTATCTTCACTATTGCAACAACCGATGGTATTGTTTGTGAAAGTGGTGGTAGTTGTTCTATTAGTACTTCAAATAGTACATTTGGTTTATCTGGAATAGTTGCAAGAGGTAAATCCCCCACCCCTATTCTTAGTGGTGTATTTGCAGACTTTATAGTAGGTACAAACGTATTTACTATAAGTGCAGTACAAACTATTCCTACTATTCTTCCCGGTAATGATAAACAATTTATAGCAAAAGTTCCTTACCCTGGTACTTGCTTCTATATAGATGGATTAGCATTAAGTGCTCTTAATCCTTTAGAACCATCTGGAGCACAACAAATGTTCCCTGTTAATAGACCATTAACAATATCTGATGGTGTAGAGTATACTTCTTCCTCTCAAACACTTACTATTAGTAGTAGTTTAGAAAACTTTAAAACAATTATTTTAGATCAATATAGTGTACCTGCAACATCACCGAGTGGTAACCCTAGTGACTTTACATATGCTGCCGCTAGTAAACAAATATTAAGTAACAAATCTAAATTACAACAGCAAATAGTTAACTGGGTAAGATGGTATAATTCAGCAGCAGTAGCAACTACTGCCCTCTCTGCTCAAACATATAGAGATAGCGGTTATGTTATTGATGCAATAGCTGCTGACATTGCTAATAATGCTAATCATCGATCGGTTGAAGTAGGTAATTTATTTTTCCAAGCTGTATCAAAAGATATTGTTTATGGTAATGGTTCAACAACCCCTGTTATACGTCCAGAATTTATAGATGCTACTAAAGAGTCTTTTAAAGCGTTAGGTAAATATATAACAGGTGTAGGAGGTATACCCTCAGGCCCTGAAACAATACCACCGTTTACAACAACTTATTTACTTTCAAGCACAGGTGTAGGTTCGGCGAGAGCTGCTAATGTAAACTCTCTAGTAACCAATATAATTTATCCGTTTGAAAATAGCGGTTCCCTTCAAGCGTATTCTCCTGCAGGTAGTTATACTGCTACTGATAGAAATATGGCAAATGCTATAGCGGCTCAAAGATCTACTTTACAAGCTCAGGTTTCAAGTTATGTGCTACAAAAAGGTTATTTAACTGATCCTGCCTACCTCGCTATTTGTTCGAGAGATTCTGGTAAGTGGGTCGACGCCGTTGTTAATGATTTATATTACGGTGTTAACGCTCGATCAATTGCGTATGCTGAAGCCTATTGGAAGGGCAGTACCAGTAGATTGCCAAATAGTATTATACCAAATCATGCAATTAAAACAAACGATTCTATTGATGCTTTCCGTAGATATGTATACGATGTTTTAGCTACCCAGGGCAATATTACCTCCGTTGGTAGTCATGATCAATATATTGTACAAATACCTTTGGATAGTAATATAGGGTTTGACTTAAAGTCCTATTTTGGTAAAACAGTTAACTTCTATGCAAGAAGCACTGCTGAAACCGGATCTCATACATTTGAATATATAGGGTGTGGTACAAATATACTTCAAGCAATTCCTGCTCAAGGAGGTCAAGTTAATAACAACAATGAAGTAGTCTTTGATGGACTCTTTGACTATAATGCCCCTGGTATAGTTTACTATACTAGTTCTAACGAAAAGGGTAATTATAAAATTGGACCTGGATTTACTGTTATACAAAGTACTGGTACAGTTGAGGGAGATACATTTAAACGATCAATTCTAACATTAGTAACCCCGCTTACAATTGCTTTAGAATAAATAATAATAATAAAATATGGCACAGCTAATCCCACTAAACTACTTTACAAGAGTATCCAAACCAGTTACCACAGTGCCTACAGTTGTTTACTCTGTACCTATTGATAGAGCAGGTATTATAATAACAGCACTTGCAACAAATTTAACTAATTCACCGCAAACAATAACTGCTGGTCTTTCAACATCAAGTCCTAAGAAAGACAATACTAATAGTTATTTTGAAATTGTTAAAAATTTTCAATTACCTCCAGATGATACAACAAATATTGTTATTAATAAATTAGTTTTAGGGGAATACGATAATTTCATTATCTATGCAACTAACCCCTCTGTCGTTAATATAACCTTATCAGTACTTGAATCTGTAAATACCCAATAAAATAAATGGAATCCTACCATCAAACATTAGGTAATGTAGTACGCTTAAAGAGCTTAACAGCAACAGACTTAACTACAAATGCCTACGTAAATAACTTCATTAGTTTAAATGCTGTTGAACCGAGCTTAGGTCGGCCTTCTAGTATTTCAAATGCTAATCCGTTATCTGCGTATTATTTCCCTGTATTAGGAACTGAAACTTCTTATCTCTCTTCAAGACGTATAACAGGTAAAGATACTTTATACGTAAAGGGATCTGCCTTATACATACCAGGTAGTGCTATAATTAATAATTTATCAGCTAATACTGCATTTATAAACAGGTTATCTGCTAATGATGTTTTTATAAAAAATCTTACAGCTAATACTGCCTTTATAAATGAGTTAACTGCTAATACTGCTCTTATAAAAAATTTAATAGTTGATGTTTCGTTTACAGATAGTTTAACAGCAAAAAACGGTTTAATTGTAAATTTAACTTCAACAAACGTATTCACTAATTACCTTACAGCATCAAATGAACTAGTTAATAATTTAACAGCAACAAATGTATTTACAAATACGTTAACAACCTCTAACGCTTTTACTAAACTTCTTACAGCTAATAAAGCTTTAATTACAAGTCTTACATCCTATGAAATATACGGGTTTAAAGGTACTGATACCGGTACTGGCAACCCTATACCACCGTTCATTCCTAGCAGTCACGATATTGTTCCCGGTGGTAGTCAAGGCTTAATAAAAATAAATGGCGGGAACCCCTCTTTAGCTGCATTTATTGCGCCCGGTAGTTACAGCGGATGGGTTGCAAGTACAGGAGGTAGCGGTGGATGTTTTATAGCTATTGGTGGTACTGCAGATACTGGATCGTTTAACTCCTCTGGTATTGCCCTACCTGCTTCAGGCGGTGATGCCGGTATTATTAATGTAAGTGGTGCCTCCGGTAGTGGAACCCGTTCTGGGGGAAACGGTGGTAGCCTCTTAATGGTTGGTAGTATATCAAATAGTACTAACAGTGGTTACAATGGCGGTTCAATTAATACATCTGCAACAGTATACGGCTCCGGCGGTAATATTACTACATCTAGCGGTGGTGGTTCAATAAATACAACAGGTTCAGGTTACATTCAATTTGGTTATGATACTCAAAGAACAACCTTAAGTGGAACTGCTACAGCTAACAGAAATGTTAATTTACCAAATGCTAGCGGTACACTAACTGTTAAAACAGTATCAGCTATAGGTAATGGTGTTGATAAAGTAATTAACTTTGTTCATAATTTAAATAGTAGAGATATTATAACTCAAGTTTACGATAACACTAATTATGAAGTTGTATATGCTTCAATAGCTAATATTAACACAACAACAATAAGTTTATCCTTTAATGTAGTTCCTCCAGTGAACGGTTATAAGGTTGTAGTTATAGGATAAATATTAAAATAATATGGCTATTAATTTATTAGATAATGAAAACCTTTACGGTAATTTAAGTGCAACCGGAGACGTTATTTCTACAAACGTATTTACTAAGTACGTTAGTGCTTCTAACGCCTTATTTAACACTTTAACAGCTACAAATGCTTTAGTAAATACAATATCATCAACAAATGTATTTACTAATTATCTTACTGCTAATAACGGATTAATTACAAATTTATATTCTGTTAATACTTTTACTAACTTTCTTACAGCATCAAATGAACTAGTTAATAATTTAACAGCAACAAACGTTTTTACTAACTACCTTACAGCGTCAAATGCTACAATTACAAATTTAACCTCAGTAAATACTTTTACTAATTATTTTACTGCTAATAATGCTGTTGTTAATAATTTAACTGCTATTAATATTTCTTCAAATAGTTTAGTTAGTATAAATGGTTTAATTAGTAATTTAACAGCTACAAACGTATTTACCAATTACCTTACAGCATCTAACGCTTTAGTAAATAATATTTCTTCAGTAAATACTTTTACAAATACTTTAACAGCTAATAATACTGTTGTTAACAATTTAACAGCGTATAATATTTCTTCAAATATTATAGCAAGCACTAACGGATTATTTGTTAATTTAACTTCAACAAACGTATTCACTGATTACCTTACAGCGTCTAACACTTTAATTAGCAATTTAACAGCTTCTAACGCCTTATTTAACACTTTAACAGCTTCTAATGCTTTATTTAACACTTTAACAGCTTCTAACGCCTTATTTAACACTTTAACAGCTTCTAATGCTTTATTTAACACTTTAACAGCTTCTAATACTCTTTTTAATAATACAACTTCAACAAACGTATTTACTAATTACCTTACTGCTGATAATACTCTTTTTAATAATACAACTTCAACAAACGTATTTACTAACTATCTTACTGCTTCTAATACATTACTAACAAAAATTACATCAAATAATGTAACCCTTTACGGGGATTTAAGCGCTACCGGTTACCTTCGTTCAAGTAGTTTAATTGTAAGGGGTATGGCATTTGGTGGTTGTTGTAGTACATTTTCTGGAAATTACTCAACTATAAGTGGCGGTTTGTCTAATACTTTACTTACCGATTATTCGTTTATTGGAGGTGGGCAGTGTAATTCTGCCCCTCTAAGTGCTTTTACAACTATTGTCGGTGGTAAGTGCAATACAGCGTCCAGTATATATTCGTACGTTGGAGCCGGTTCCGGAAATTGTATAGCAGGAGCCGGTAATAATATTATCGTAGGAGGTTCTAATAACTACCTTGCTTGTGCGTATTCTACTATTGTTGGCGGTTTGAGTAATATATCTACTGGAGGTTATGCCTTTATTGGTGGAGGTAACCATAATCAGAATGAAGATAATTATGGTGTAATAGTTGGTGGGTATAGTAATTATACAAAATCCGGGTATGGTTTTATAGGTAGTGGAGCCAGTAATAAACTTTGTGGAGGTTATAGTTCAATAGTTGGTGGTACCGGAAATCAAGCACAAGGTTCCGGATTTAGTTTTATTGGTGGTGGACAATCAAACATTTTACAAAACGGTTCCAATTATAGTGTAATAGCCGGCGGTATATCAAACTATATTACTTCTTATCTATCCGGTGGATTTATCGGGGCCGGTTGTCAAAACTATGTAGATGTAAACGGTTGTAACGCTAGTGTAGTCAGTGGTGTTAAAAATCACGCCTCTGGTGCTAACAGCTTTATAGGTGGCGGGCAATGTAATTGTACCACCGGTTGTTATTCAACAGTTGTTGATAGCTTATGTAGTATAGCTTCTGGTAATTTCTCTGTTGTAGACGGTGGTAAATGTAATACAGCATCTGGTAACTATTCTTTTATTGCCGCTGGTTCATCCAATGATACAAAAGGATTTGCTAATACTTTTATTCTTGGTACCGGTATAAACGCAATAAGTGCAAATTATACATACGTTAACAATTTAAGTGCTACCGGTAATATTACAGCTGGTACATATTACGGAGACGGATCTCAATTAAAAGGTATTAACGCTGCTAATCTTACAGCACCATATTTACCTCTATCCGGTGGCACGGTTACAGGTAATGTATCTGTGACGGGTACAATAGCAGGTAATGTTAATATAGCATCTATAAATAATACTAGTTACACTATACAGCTATCAGACGCCGGAGGAGTTATTGTATCAAAAAATACAACCGGTCTTATAGCATCTGTAGTAAGTACTATAAATTACCCAGCAGGGTTTCAAACCGGTTTATTACAGTTAAGTACTGGTAGAATAACAGTATCTGGTTCAAATATAATAATAAACAACACTGACGGCTTTGTTAAAACAACTAGACAATTTTCAGCTGCTACACTGATTAACACAGGTGGGGATTGGGTATTATTCGGTGACTTAAACATATAAGGTACCTATATGTTCTGGTCTAATGCCATCATACCTAAAAAGTATACACTAACAAATAATCTTACTGCTTTTTATAACTTTGATGGTAGCTTAAATGCTAGTAATGGTGTTAATCTTACGTTAATAGATCCCGCTCTTTATGCCAAATGGACTACAAAAGGTAAAATAATATCAGCTTTATATTTACCTCTTTCATCAAGTTATTATCAAGGTGTTTATAACTCTACAAATCTTTGGACATTAACTGGTGAGCCTGGAACAAACTTTACTATACCTAGTTTTAGTGTGTCGTTTTTTTATCAAACCACTTCTATACAGCCAAGTTTACAAAATGTAAGAAACGCAAACCGTATTTTATTTGGATCAAAATACGGATCAATGTCTTTTTCTGTATTTTTAAGCCCGAAATTGGAGTTTGCTTGTCATATAGGAAATGAAGTTACTGGAGGATATAATTATTATTCAGAAACTGCTTCGTCAGTTTATGGTTATTACACTGGAACAACTCTCTATACAGCCGTTACTGCTTTAACAGGTGATTGGAATCACGTTGCCGTAACCCATAGTCGAGGTACACATACCTTAAAGATGTATATAAACGGTAATTTAGAAGGTTCAATAAAAGGTACATATTCCCCCACTGGAGGAACAAGTGGTAGTGTAGCTCGTACCGATTTTCCGGGGTATTCAGTTGGAGGCTCTTCAACTGGAGGAGGAACCGAAAACGGACAGACTGGATTCTTTGATGCATTAGGTATATGGCAAAGAGAATTAGCTGATAGAGAAATTAGTACCCTCTATAATAGTGGTAGCGGAAGACAGTTCCCTTCATACGGTGATGTGTGGACTAATAAAGATTCTACTAGAGCATGGAGCGGTATAGCAATGTCTTCAGATGGATCAAGACAAACGGCAGTTGTAAATGGAGGCAATATCTATGTTTCTTCTGATTACGGTGATACATGGACCCCGGTTGTGGTAAGTAACTCTAATAATGTATGGAGAGGTATAGCAATGTCCTCGGACGGATCAATACAAACAGCAGTTTCGTACGGGCATTACACCCCCGCATCTTCTAAACCTCCTCCTGGAACTCCTGCTATTCTAGGAGGTGCAGTATATGTTTCTACCGATTACGGTAATACATGGAGAGCTGTTACATCAACCACCAGCGGTTCTAGGACTTACTTTACTAGTGTAGCAATGTCTTCAGACGGACGCATACAGACAGTTTGTACTGATGATAGTAATGAAGTGTTTATTTCTACCGATTACGGTAATACATGGAATCCGATCTCGGGAAATGGCTTCTCTGGTGGAACTGGTGCTAAACTTTTAGCAATGTCTTCAGACGGACGCATACATTTAGGTACTGGCCACGCGTACACAAATATTTCTTACGATTACGGTAATACATGGGTCCAACTTTATCAGGTAGGTTGGCCACAAAATAAAATTGCACCTAATGGTCGGTCAGTAGCAATGTCATCAACCGGTAAAATACAAGCAATAATTTCACTAAATACTAATCTAATATTTATTTCTACTGATTTTGGAGTAACGTGGTATGACAAAACATCGACTTCCCAAGTATTTAATAATATAGCAATGTCATCAGATGGACGTATAATGACGGCTACAACAACTGGTGGTCAAATATATATTTCTTACGATTACGGTAATAATTGGGGTGCTAGAGCAGGAGTAGCAAATTGGAATAGAATAGCAATGTCTTCAGACGGTAGTAAGCAAACAGCAAGTCGATCTGATAGTTCATTAGCTACTTCTAATTTTAATTTAGATCCTTCTTTGTATATTATTTAAAAAGTTGATAGTTTAATAATATAGAGTATAATGTCGGTATGTACTATATTTTAACTTCTACAAAGGAAGGAGGGTAACTCTATTTGCGGTATAGCTGGATCTACTAGTTTTGATAAAGCTTGGGATTTATATCAATTAAATCTTAAGCGAGGATTCTTTTCTTCCGGGTTCTTATCATTCGATAAGAAGGGCAATATACTGATAAAAAGACAAAAAGAGAAGTTTAAGAAGAATGATTTGTTTAAAGATATAAATTACAATCTTTTAGAGCCAGTGTATTACTTGTTTCATTCCCGGGCTCCTACTAATTCAACAGAACCGTTTTCAGAAGATACCTGTCATCCTTTTAACTTTGAAAACTACTATGTTGCCCATAATGGTATAATAACTAATTTTAATAGCTTCTCTGAAAGTCCAGAATTTATAGTTGATAGTTCTATTATACCTTTTCATTTATCGAAAAATGATGGTGACATAAAAAAGACATTTGAAGCTTATGAAGGTTTACTTTCCTGTTGGATTTATAACCATGAAGATAGCACAGTAAAAATAGTAAAAGCAGGAAGCTCGTTATACATGGATGATGATAGTTTTTCATCTGTACAGTTTGATAATTCCCGTTGTATAGAAGATGACGGTAAAGTATTTTGGCTTTATCAAAATACATTATCGCAAATTAACGGTTCAACGTTTAATTACGATAACCCTTACGAATTATGAAACAAGTATTATTAGTAACAGCTACAAAAGCAAAAACAGAAGAAGAATTTCGAAAGAGACCAATCTATAAATCACTTCAGAAGTATTACGATTTTTATTCAAGAGAGGAGTTTGACTTTGATGTTGTAAAAGATAATAAGGAAGGTTTGTCTACTGTATATAACCGATATATAACCGATGATAATTGTGATAAGATTGTATTGTTTGTTCATGATGATCTTATTCTTGATACTCTCTTCTTAGTTGAGCATCTTAATAAATCTCCTTATACTGTAACTGGGTTAGCTGGATCTACAGCAATTAACTTACAAGAGGATAAATGTGCTTGGCATCTAATGTCAAAAAGAGAACACTTACGAGGAGAAGTAAAACATATTAGAGATGGTAAGATATGGACAACAGTGTTTGGAGATACTACAGGTGTTGTAACAGTATTAGATGGACTGTTTTTTGCTGTTAATGTTGAACAAATTCTAACAACACCTGCACGATTTAATGAGAAGTTTAATTTTCATCATTACGATCTAGCTTTCTGTATGGAGTGTCAAAAGCATAATGTCAGTATGGGGGTATTACCAATTAATGTTATTCATTTTGGATTAGGTGATTCAATGCTTACAAATAATTGGGAAGATTCTAATAAGAATTTTAAAGAGATCTATTGCAACAAAGCAAAAGGGGTATAAGATATACATATGATTATTAATCGTGAACAACTACAGAATGTAACCGGGTGTAACTTTTATGATGGTGCTATTTTACATCAGAGATTTGCTTATAAATTCTTTAAGAAGAATGTACGAGCATTAGGTAATATTGTTTCTTTTATTGCTCCAATGGAGGTTACAACAAACCTTATTGACCTAGAAGATGCTATTAATAACGATTTTATTTACTCAGATAACGCTATTAATTTCTTGATTAGATACCTAATATTGATCTTTATGCCGGTGTTTGTTTCCAACGCTTGTATAACGCCCAGCTTGGCTCTCTCCTTTGTACGAAGTATCTTCAGAAGGAAGGTTATGTAGATGGAGATGATATTATGGTAAAGGAAGGAGAAGAGTTTAAGAAAGCTTCAGTATCTATCGCCACAAGAGTGAATGGAGCGGTTCTTATTCATATTGGTATTAATATTGAAGCAGGAGATAAAGCACCTTCATTTGCCTATTCAACTCATCTTAATGACGAAGCTGCAAACGCCTTTATAAACGATGCTATTAGTATGTTTAATGTTATGGCTCAAGATATCTTTGTAGCAACGAGCAAGACAATTGCGTGACAATATTTGATTATCTAGGAGATATTTTAGTAAAAAAGAAAGGGGATCTACCTGTTGAAGAGTATGTTCCCTTTCTTATTAATCGTTGGTTATCTTTTAGTTCGCCCTCAGCTGCTCTTGCTTTAAATCAAACTGTTAATTCATTTGGTAATATAGATAAGAATGTACATTATAAGTTACTTGTATCAGCGTTTCCAAAGTTTAATAGAATGCCTATGATATCTTATATTAAAAAATTAAAACAGGAGAAGACAGAAGAAGATAATAATGTTAATTTACTTGCAAACAACTTAGAGTTGTCTCAAAGAGAGATTAAACAATTACTTGAACTTAAAGAACAAACAACATAAATTAAGTTATGTATCAACAACAAGCTACAGCAGCTAGAGAGAATCAGGGCATAGCACCTGAAGATTATAAGGACCTTCCCTTACCTGAAGATTACGAAATTACACAATTACTTAGTAATGTAATTTCAGCAGAGTATATTGATGTTGCCGATGATGGTAAGTCATTAGTTAGAAACGGTATTATATTACCTAATCAAATTGTTGATAATCGTGCTTGGAGAATAGCACGAGTGCTTTTAGCAGGTCCTGAATGTAAGCAAGTTAAGCCAGGAAATATTGTTATCTTCCCTGGTGATAGAGGCTTACAGGCTCTTAAGCGTAATGGTAAGATGATTATCTTTTTATCGGAAGATAGAATTTTTGGTATTTGCGAGGCTCTTAATGATGAGATGCCTGAACCTATAAAGACTATTAAAAAGAAAAAGTGAGACTAGGAATTGGTGCATTAGCTCTTCTACTTCAAACCAACGTTGTTGAATTAAGATTTCGTCGACGTATTGAAAAACCAGGTTATATAGATTATAGAAGAATGCTTTGTACCAATGACCGTTTACTTTTAAATTCTCAACTCGGTAGAAACATTCTTAACTATAACCCACCGCGTGATGGTGGGTTAAAATACAATCCTGCAGCTAAAAATCTAATACCTGTATGGGATGTGTTTATTCAAAATTATAGAATGGTAAATTGTAACGATGTCGATGTAGTTTCAGTTATTAAAACATCTCCTGACCCAGCAGAATTCTGGAAGTACTTTAACGAGAAGCTTATACCAATGTCATCTGATCAGAAGGTGGCATTTATGAATACCTAATTATGTCTGTTACAAACACTTATATCGATTCTTTTCCTGGAGAGGATTTCTTTACTAGCTCTCTTCAAAGTCAGCTTGTTTTCACTTTGGGTAAAAAGGTATTAAAGCAAGGTAAATTAATAATCTTTAAACAAGCACATTTCTATATACAGCTAACAATGCTTAGTAATAAAAATGTTAGAGAAACATTTGAAATACCTATACCGTTCTTTACAGAAAGATATCCTAATGAGCGTTTAGTATTTTTTGATTACCGTATAAGAGCTCTTGCAGGTAATAATAATGAAATAAGTGAGAGATTAAAAAAGGTGTTTATAAAAAATACAACACCTGCTCAATATTATAATAAAATTTTAGAAATTAAAACATTAGCGCCATAAATAATAAACATATGACAAACTCTTTTGACTCTCTTTACGAAAACCTCATTTCTGAAATGATGCCTATTGATATTGTTCCTGGTTATTCCGGTACAGGAGAAGAAACAGAAGCAAGCTTTCCTGAGAAGGCTGTAAAGTATTCTTTAACCCCTGAGCAAACAAAAGAGGTAGCAAGTAAGGTTGTTGCAAAGCTTAGAGAGATGGGGGGTCATTCTGATAAGACATATAAAGAATTTCAAGAAGAAGATATTGCCGATGTTGTTAAAGAGGTAGCCGGTCACTCTGGTACAAATTCTAAATACGCTGCTAGAGTTATTCATACAGCTCTTAAGTCCGCCGGTATTATTACTGATGAAAGAGATGGTACAAAATTAGTTAAGTCAAAACCTTCTGAAGATGAATTAAAAGAAGTAGCTGATACAGCTGCTAGTGATGAAGGTACAGAAGAAGAAACAGTATCAGAACCTTCAGTAGAAACAACAGAAGAAGAAAATTTAGTTTATTATAAGTCTGCAGATTTTGACGTTGATGATGCTGAACTTGAAAAGAAGTGGAATAAGATTCCTGAAGGTAACCTTGAATGGGATCAGATTGTTAAGTTAGTTGGAACATCATCTGCTTTAAAGCTACTTGAAAAGGGTGCACTTCTTTCAACAGAAAAGGAAGAAGAAAAAGAAGAAGAAACAGACGAAGAAGGTAACCCAAGAGAGATACCTACAATCGAAACTGATGAAGAAGACGAAGAAGGTCGTACAATAAAGAATCCTGAGAAGCTTACAAGTAACTTCAATCGTACCTTCAGCCCATTTGCTCACAGCGAAGAGTAATTAAAAGTATAAAGATTCCTCTTCGTAAGTAAGTTGTATAACTTCTATACCTAAGTCTTTACCAATCTCTATTGGTGAATATTCATCGCTAAATTTATAGCGAGTACTAAATACAACTTTCTTAATTCCATAAGCAGCAAGCGATTTCAAGCAATCGTTACACGGTGAGTGGGTTATAGCAGCAAGATAGCACTCATTTGGCTTTATCATTCTTAAAGCGTTTACTTCTGCGTGAATAACACGCTTGTGTTTTTCCTCTCTATTATTCCATTCTATTTGAACCCCAGCAGGTGCTCCATTATAACCAATACTAGCTATAGTATGATCGTGACGTAAGAGACAGCATCCTACTTTTGTTCTAGGGTCTTCAGAACGAAGGGCTGCAACTTCAGCTAAACGGAGAGCGTACTCTTCCCAGGATATTCTATTTGTTTGTATATGTTCCATTATTAGTTGACCAAATAATCTCTTTAAAGCTATGATATTTAAGAAGACTGTTGCAACTTTGACAGGGTTTGGCTAAAGCTACTTTATCGTTTCTATCATAACGAATGTTAATGAGTGTACACTTCTTTGTATCAATGTTCGTTAGACGTTTAAGTTTGAGAATAGCATTAAGTTCATAGCACGTTTGTTTTTGTTCAGAGTAATCTTCACCTGTTACTTTTGATATCTTACGATTAATAAGATTGAGGGGATGGGTTTTACTACTATTTGTCCCGGTCGATATCAGGCGTCCCTTATAGATAATAAAAGAAAAGTGTCGGCACCGTCTATCGGAGTTATACTCAACGAGAGACTGAGCTAGTTCCTCAAGTCTTTTATATTTCTTCATTCTCTATAGAATAAAGGCTCTTTACTAATTAGTCAAGCTTTTCTTCTAAAGGAGCTGTAACAATAGTGAACTTATATAAGAGCATATCCTTAACCGCTCTTTGATTTAAATCGTTTAAATTATAAAGTAAAATATTTGAGCCTTTCTTTACTTGAAGTTCCTTTTTACAGCTTACTATTCTTTTTCTTAAACTAACTTTACTAACTTTTTTTTCTAAATCTTTCTGCGCTTCATCCTCCGTCTTAAAAAAACCACTCCACTTTATAGTGTTATTGTGTACGGAGTAGCCATCGTCCATATTAATATTTATTCATTTAGTAAAATATTTGAGTAGCAAAGATTAAATAATACATACTATGTATACATCACCTGTTCTTATAGCTACATCAGGTGCCTCGGTTACATATAACACTAATATAGCTGTTACTTTAATTTTAGCTTATAATAGTTTAATTAAAAAATATAAACTTGAATTGTCAGAATTTAAAGCTAAGACTAAGAAAATAAAAAAAGAAAAAATTAATCTTTTAACGAATTATTCGGACGTTTCTTTTCAAAAAAAAGATAAATAAATAAGAACATGTCTTTAACTCCTATATTACAACCTAGCCCTGGTACCCCTCCGACCTACAATGTAGGTATGGCAGAAACATTTTCTTGGATACCAGTTGATGGTGCGCCTAGGTCAATTTTTGCCAGAGCGAGTTATTTGGTTAATCCTCAGGATATTACAGACGCAATTGTTGCTGATGATCCTAATAAAAACGGATTCACGTTTGTCGAAGCAAGCAGTTCCGTACAATACGGAAATTATCAAAGTATTAAAGTACTTTCTGCATGTTTATTTTCTGGATTAACTTCACTTAATACAACTGTTGGTAACTTAATCAATTATCAATTACCTCAAAATTTTGAGTTTATCGCAGACATTCGTAGCTTTAAATTAGCTTATGGGTCTGTTTTAGCTTACAATTCTGAAAATACCTATTCTACTACTATTAGAAACGTGTATCCAAGTGCAATCTTAGCAGAAACTTTTGGTGCTAGATCAATGAGTTTTATACAATCTCAATTTGGATACACTCCAGACAATATTGTTATTGCTGAGTCTATCTGTTCGGACGATGTCAATGCTCCTATATTTAGCGGTAACATAGGGCAATTTCCAAACTCAATGACATCTTACCTCGGGCCTTTCATGGCAGGAGGTCTTGCAGGATATCCTCATACCGGTGTTGTTGGATTAGTAGCCTGGATAAGCCATGCTACAACAGCTACAAACGGTGCTCTCTTCTTATACTCTGCCCCTCACATCGGTATTACTTTTGATGGAGCTGTTGGCTTCATGAAGAGAAGAGGTCAGAATGGAACTCTTTCAACCACTTGCGGTGCTGTTGGTGCTGCTATTTCTTCAGTTGTTGCTCCTAATGCAGTAGCTCCTACAGTAAGCAATTATAGTTTACTCAATGGAAGTAATGCTATTAACGATTATCAACAATTTACATTGACTAGTATTCTTTGGAACAAAAGAAATATACTCCTCGGTACAGTTGATTCCGATAGAATGAGAGTGGCAACAGATATAATTAGAGCAGCTTCTTTAGATTGGATTATGACCAATCTTCCTACTGCTTATGCTCTAGCTGGTTCAACTGTAGATGTTTTCGTATGCACTGGTACATTTATTAATGCTGATGACGGTTATGATGCATATATAGATACAAATACTTTTGCAAAATATAATGGAACTTCTGGATGGACAGATTATTCCTCTATATTCACAAACACTTTAGCTCGATAATTTTATGCCAAATCCCTCAACATACACAACAAAAGTATCCTCTATAAATTATAGTTGGGGTCCAGGAAACTCCGCTACTACTTTTAATCTTGCATCTGCAATCACTGCTGAAAGCTTTGGCACTAGGGCAGCAACCCTTATTAGTAACGTTTCTGGATATAATACAAAGCAAGTTTTAATGGCACAATCTATATGTGCAGATGATGTAAATGCTCCAATATACCCAAATAATAATATTGGACAACAACCTGTTTCACTTCAATCATTCTTAGGTCCCTTCATTCAGGGTGGAATTGGTGGTTATCCATTTGCAGGACCTACAGGGTTATTTGCTTGGGCAAGTCACATAACAACAGGTGGAGCTTTATTCCTCAATGTCAATACTCACCTTGGTGTACCGCTTAGTGGTGATGCTGGTTATATCAGAAGAAGAGGTCAGGGTGGTTCTCTTTCTAATACTTGTGGAGCAGTTGGTGTAGCTGTCAGTTATGTAGCGTTAAGCTCTAATACTACAGCCCCAGTTAGTGCTGATTATATTAATACTTTTGGCTTCCAGCAATGGATGCTAACAAATACAGTTTGGTCCGCAAGACCGTATTTAACTGCTGCTAATATTAATAATATTACTCCAATCAATACAACCGCTGCTCCAACTAGTGCACAAATGATTGTAGCTACTAAAACAATTCTTAATGCTGCTTCTGCTGCTATAGAACAAATTCTCCCGATAGCATATAGTTCTTATTTTGGAGCTCTAACAAGTACTCCAGTATTTGTAAGTTATGGTACATTCATCAACGTTGATGATGGTTATACAGCTTATGTAAATGTTGACGGCTTTAAGAGATATAATGGAGCCGGCTGGAGAGATTTAACTTCTCAGTTTAGTACTATAACTGGTTAATAAATTAAAAATTTATATAAGCTTTTTGGCGACCCTAAGCAGAATTGAACTGCTGTTCTGCGGATGAAAACCGCATGTCTTAACCTCTAGACGATAGGGTCTAATAAATTACTATATTAGAACCACTTTTTATATAATGCAATAAAATATTTACCAAATACAATTGTACAGTAAGCAGACAAAAACCCTAAAGTAAAGACACCTGTCATGGCTGCTTCAAGAGGATCGAGCATGCATATACTTATTCAAAATGCTGTTCCTTCAATTTAGCATTCCATGTTTTAGCATCTTCAACTGAGTTAGGGTTAATGTTTTTATAATCTCCTAAGTGACCGACAAGTATATGACAAATAATACCGTAGCTAGCACTCTCACATAATGTAATAAGATTGCTAGGTTCAAGTTCAAGATCAGGATGAAGATGAAAAGGCTGAATATGATGAACGTTTAATTGCTGGGTACCTTCGCATACAGCACACTTTGGATTATTCTTAAGATGTTCTTTACGTACAGTGGCCCACTTAGAGGAACGCTGAGGTCCGTCTACAGGTATCTTACCTTGTGATATATCTCTAGTATGTATTAAGCGTGTTGAAGCCATACATTACTTATTAAAATGGAGCCCCCGGTCGGGATCAAACCGACGACCTCAAGATTACAAATCTAGCGCTCTATCAACTGAGCTACAAGGGCAAAAGAAAACCGGGCGTGAGATAGCTTGTATGTACAGAGGCCCGCCCGGTCTACTAAAAGACACCTCCGGAATTACGCATCACATACTCTATATGAAAAGCTGCAGCAAAAATCATATAAAGTTTTAATATGGAGAGGCGCCGGAGGTCTAATAAATTAATGTGAGCCTTTTTGTCTTGACAACTTGGAACGTCTTCCATTATGTATCAGTTTTGTTATGACTCACGAATGACACGGTTTCATCACATAGCTTTCCGAACAACTATGGAGAGGAG